CCAAGGTGTTGGTGTCGTTGTTCTTGCTGATTGTTCAAGTCTATGTTCTAATGACAAAATATAATCGTGACCTAAATCCCGTGTCGTACCTGCTTTCATTGCTTCATCTATGATAGACTTTATACCGTCATAATCTTTATTTTCTAAAAGGTTTACTGAATCTAAAATAGCATTTTTAAGTGTTTGATTCTTACAAAAATCAAGTGTTCTCTCCTGAACAAATTCTAAATCAGTTGCTTCAATATGTTTCCAAACATCTCGTAATTTATCTATAACTCCAACTTTTAAAACATCATTATCTATCTCATCTATTTTATATTTTATAACTTCAAGTGTAGGTTGTTTTTTATATTCATAATAATAATCACGTATGGTTTTAACTAACCACTTATTTGAATCTGAATCAAACATATTTGGTTGAAGAATATCATTAATAGTCTGTAGAAATTTCATATCACGTAATAGTGATGCAATAATTTTAGCTTGAAATGATGTTCCAAATTGTGTTAGTGTTTCATTCATGTGTCTTCTCAGCATATTTGTTTAATTGATTAAATGTAGTTAATAACCAACTATTAAGGTTAGGTAACGCGGACCACATTTTATCTTCTAAAAACATTTTCTGAAATTTATATTTAATTAACCTATTTATTGGTTGTCTTACACTATTTACAATTTTTGTTTTTGTTGAACCTGAAATATCTACATCAGATAATTGCATTAGTTTATAATTCAATTCTATAACATCTTTTGAATCTGGTAATTCTGATAATACCTCGTCTATATTAACTATTCTACTTTCTTCTAAAAAAGGTAATTTTTTTTTAATAGTTTTTAGACCTAAACCTCTAACACCAGATATATTATCTGATTTATCACCATCTAATACTCTGTACCAAATGTAATTATGAGATGAAATACCATATTCATCTAATACAGCTTGTTCATTATATAATTTCTTTTTAGTAGGACTCCATATTTTTATTCTACCATTTGCTAACTGAAGGAAATCTTTATCAGTAGACATAACTGTTATTTCAGATTCAGTTAAAACTTGTCTACATAGATAACCAATAGTATCATCAGCTTCTATGTTGTCATATGACATAACCGTAACAGGTAATGTTTCTAAATACTCAACAATTCTTTGTAGTTGCATTACCATATTCTGTTTCTCATCTTCTTGAGAAGCAAAATCATATGACCTGTTAACTCTGTATTTTGACTTACGAGTCTTCTTATATTCTGGATATAGTTTTCTGCGACGACTAGACCCACCCTTGCCATCAAATACTATGATAACACGAGTGGGACTAAACATATTAATTGTAAAACCCAAACTTCGTAGAAAACCAACTATTCCACCAATGTGAATTCCATCATCATTAGTAGTTGGTATAACTGAAAATACTCTTATAAAAGTATTTAAGCCATCTACTATTAGCACTTTATCATCGGGTTTGCCGTCGTCAAGTGAACCACCTTTTTTCTTGATTTCATCAAAAATAGATAGATACTTATTCTTCACTCATTTCCTCTTCTACTACCACGTCATCAATACCAAAGTTCTTTTCGTATTTAAGAATGATTTTATCACAAATCATATTATAACAATATTCCCTAAATTCTTCGTCTTCTAATTGTTCATTCCAATCTTTAGACTGAAACTTTAGTTCATTACCTTGATGGTCATTCATAGTATACCAAGCACCACCTTGTTTTACAAGTTTATGTTCTTTCATAACTTTTAACCAGCTACCGTAATCATCGATTCCAGTTTCAAAGTACAATTCAAAATCAGCATGTCTCATAGGAGGACCAAGTCTGTTTTTTATGACTTGAGCTCTCATCTTTATACCAATATTGTTGTTCTTCTTGTCTTTAATCTGTCCGGTATTCTTTAATCTAATACGAGTTGAGGCGTGAAATGGAAGAGCTTTACCACCACTTGTTGTCCACGGGTCACCAAACATAACACCAAGTTTTTGTCTGAGTTGATTTGTGAACACAAGAGCTATCTTTTCTCTTCCAATCATCTGAGTTATTTTTCTCATAGCTTTTGATATTACGATTGCCTTTGATGTAGCCCAACCATCTTTATCGAAGTCAGCTTCCATCTCGACTTTCGTAGAAGCAGCAGCAAGAGAATCAACTAAGATTGTAACCAATCTATCTTGGTCTGATTCACGAACTTTTGCAACAATCTCTTCGATAGCTGCAAAAATATCTTCTACAGTTTCCAAATGTAGATATAACATACTTTCTACATCGACACCAATAGCAGATAGAAATTCTGTGCTAACTGCTGTTTCAGTATCTATATAAACAGCTACACCACCTTTTTTCTGAGTTTCAGCTAACGTATGAGCTCCAAGTAGTGATTTACCACTTGATTCTAAACCATTAATTTCAGTAATTCTACCAACAGCTATACCACCATTGGGTTTGTTAGATATTGCTAAATCTAACATTGTCGAACCAGTAGATACAAAATCTTTAATATCAGTAGGTGTTGTATCTGTACCATCCAAGAAATATGCAACTTTCATATCCTTGAATTGTTTATTTAAAGTGTCCGCTAAGACACCAGCTAATTCGTCTCTTGTAGACATATTTTTCTCCAATTAAAATGTGGGTGATTGTCGTAAGAGAACCACCCACAGGTTTTCATTTAGCTATTGAATAAGTCATCAAATGCATCTGATGTTTTCTTTGAATCATAAGATTTTGTTTCAGAAACCGTTTCTTTAGTTTCAGTAACTGGTTCTTCTTCCTCTGAAGTACCACTTAGATATTCACTAAGAGCTTCTGTTAGTTCTTCATACGAACGCTCTTGATAAATCTCAGTAATATTCTTCTGAGTTTCTTTGATTGTTTCTAACAACGATGCATCTTCTGTAATTGGAGTTTGATTAGGTTTAACCCTAATTGTTGTTGATGGAAAGGATTTACCCGTCTCTTCAGCTGTTTTGAACTCTACAGCAATATCACGACCACTAACAGCATCTGTAATATCACCATAATCTGGGTCAGCGATTATTGAAAGTAATTCTTGATAAACTGTTTTACCGAATCCCCAAAATCTTACACCCTGTGATTCTTCACCTCGAACAACAACAGGAGCATAAGTTCTCATTTTAGCTTCTACTTTTTTACCTAGACGATAATCATCTTTTGAACCAGTTGATTTTAGTTTCTGTGCGAACTCTTCAATCGGGTCTGGTCTTCCAAAAGATATCGGTGATAGATAGTTTTTATTAGCTAAGCCATAGTGAAAATATAACTCGATAAAAGGATTATCTGTATTGAACTTATACGGAACAATTCTAACTATCTGAGAACCAGGTGATGGTTTCCATAAGTTTGATGTTCTTGTATTTGTTGCTTGAAGTTGATTAAGACGGTTTTTGATTGCGTTTAAATCCATTTTTTATTCCTTATTTTTAAGTGTTAATTTGTTAATTTTTAATCAGTATAACCTGATTCAATTATAAGTATAATATATATACCCTAAATAAAATTTTTTTTGCTATATATTCCAAGTTTTTACATCTACTATTGAGTAAATTCTTGTAGGTATTTTATTGAGTCCCGATTCATTTGTAAGCAGTAAAGAGTTTCTATAATTGTTCCAATCTATTGGAAATGACTTATCTAATTTACCACCATTCAATTCACGAATTAAATCATTCAGAGCATTGATTGTATAAAGTGTATTACTTTGTTTCTTTCTATGTAATGAAATTGTATCTGGTACATCTTGTATAGCATCTTCATCATACTCTACATTATAAGTACAGATTAGTTGATGATGGTCATTTTCATTTTGAAACACATAAATTTTATCAAACACGATTTCGTTACAAGCAATGATAACATCAATCGTTTCTTTGAAATGATTTCTTTTAGTAAATGTACAGAGTAGTTGTGTTCTCATTATATTTCCCCAGGTGGTGAATCACCACCAACAAAACCACATAGTAAACCACCACCTCTACTATCGAAAGCTCTGAATTGAAAATTCCAGTCTTTGAGATTAGGTGTACCTTTGTCTGTTTCTGAATGTAGTCCATCTTTGTCAATAGTTTGATGATTGTGTTCTAAAACAGATAATCCATCTGATGTATTTAATACTGAAGCCATTGAGATTATATTTAATGACTGAGAAGCACCTTTCATAAATTCTCTTGCGTTAGACCTACCCATAATATTTTCAAGTTCTTTTGCATCTATATTTTCTTCTAATACACTTTTCATTTGTGAATTTAAATCTTCTAACTCTTTTCTAATACTTACTAAATCTTTTATAGAATATTTACCATTTTCATCTTCAATCTTACTGCGAGCTTCATCAATTTGTTTACTGATTTCTGATAATTTAGTTCTTACTACTTCTGAATTTTTAATGACTTTACTTAGACCACTTTCATCTACCATTTTATCAAACTTATCTTTATCATCAACTAAGTCATCCCTCACACCTAGAGCATGACCTTTATGACCTACTCTATTTCTCATATAGGTTCTTTTATCTTCATCTGAATGAAACTTTTGATATTGAGCAGATTCACCTGGGAATCCATATACAGCACCGTTTTTTCCAAACTTTACAGAAACACCTGCTACTTTTTCAACAACACCTTTACCATCTCTATCAACTCTCATCTTGTCAGCTGAAGGGAATGAACCGTCTGAAGGTAAGTACACTTCATCACCGGCAGCTAGTTCTGTATCATACAGAGCCATCTCAGCCATATTTTTCATTAAACCTCTAGCAATATCAGGGTCAGCTTTATGCATCTCTCTAGCCATATCTGAATAACTTTGTTCTACTTGTTTTTGTCTTTCTTCTTGACTCATAGTATCAAAATTTTCTGATATGTCATTCATTCTTTTTTTATGGTCTTCTAATGCTTTTCTAACTTCTGGTGAAGCTGTGCCTTGTTGTTCTAACTCTTTCAAAGCTTCAATAGTTTTATCTAAAGATGAATTTTCATCGACAGATTGTTTGAAGTAAGATGCAGAGTGTTCACTACTAGGTCTTAATAAATTACCGTCTTCACCTACTGGTCCAAAAACTTGATGAAATCTTTCTTTTAATCTATTATATGGTGGATTAGAAAATAATTTTTTAACACCTGGGTCATCTGATTTTCTTACTGT